GAACTGGAGTTTCCGGCTCTTCTTGTGCGGCTTGCAGCTGCTGGAGTTCTTCCTCCGTCATTGCAAGCTCTTTCGGATCGAACTGCAAACCTTCCAAAAACATGTCCATGAGTTTTGCAGGAGATTTGCGGAAGATCGGTTGAGTCACACGGTCGATGATTTGCAGGATAGATTGCTGCTGCAAGTCCCGAACAATCAATGTAGAGGAGCCCAACGGCATCGCCACAGCGTCACCCTTGGCGGAATCCGGCCCGTATTGCTGGACCCATTGGTAATGAGCTTGGACTATGGGAGCGCAAACGTCATCGTCCCAATGCTTGATTAGCATTCGCAGATTCGTCGTTGCGTTGTTTCCTAATGCTTGGCTGACGCCAACAGAGTCACTTGATTTCTGCCCTTGCAATAACAATGGCAAGCCGGTTGTGGACTCAGCCATTTGCAACCAGAAATCAATCCACGGCAAGATCTTGTCCAAATAGTTCGGAAACTCAATCGTTCCAATCGCATCCTTTGCGTCACGCTGTTGGCCTGTGAGTCCCGCAATCGCATCCGTTACGTCTTTCCACTTTTTGTACGCAGTGGGAGTCCAATCCTCTCCATCAAACGGTTCAATGCCTTTGCCGAAAATGAGCTGGAATCCAACGCTCCATCCCATGTTGTCGTTGCCTGCGCGAGCAGAAGCGTTGAGGCCGCGCTGAGGCGTTTCGATTTGCTCGGGGATTCCGATTCCAGCCCACGAGCTTTGGCGAGCTTCCCACACCAACGGCCAGTAGGTGAATTTTGTTTCGTCCAGCGGAGGAACAACGACTTTGATTATGTGATTGTTGCACAGTTCAAGCTCGATGAAAGCATGATTCTGCATTCCCGTTCCATCCAGCTTTCCTAAATCAAACGTGCCTTGGCGCCGCCAAATGTCATAGGAGTCCTTGTCCTTTTTTCCCTTTGCCTCCTGCTTCGTCCATATCGGTTTTTCTTCCAGACACCGCTGGATTTGGGTGGCGAAATAATTCGGATCTTCCAACAGCTCTTGTAATTGCGCCTGTGTGACTTGAGGGACTTTTTCCCAAAAGAACCTTCCATTTTGAACGTCATCTCCACACCCAGGCATGTCAGGGAAACAATTTTCCACTGGAATTGTCTCATGTCCCGGCTTGTAGAGCAACCGCTGTTCGAGCTTTTTTCGCACAACCGTCGCTTCCGGCTCCGGAAATGCCTGCGGAATGCTGTCGAGTAATGCTTTGACCGCAGGCTTCAGCTTGCGGATTTTGGAAAACGGGCCTTTGAGGACCCCAGTGCCAACCTTGCCTGCTTCAACAATCTGCTTTCTTACATTCGAATGCCATTTGCTTTCCGTCAGCCAATCGTCGATCCAAGTCTCGGATTCCGCAATCGCAGCAGCAATATCCTCATCGGTTTTGCCAAGCAGCTCCGCCAAAGGCTCCGGCATGATGGAATTGAGTTCCGGATATGAGATAAGAGTTTGGCGCACGATTTCAACATCACTGACTGGGGTTGGTTTTAGCCCCCAGTTCTTTTTCCCACTTGTCGGAAGCAGGATGTCTGCGACTTTTGCCGAGCCCGCGTTTGTATACGGACGTGTGATGTTGACGAATACAGTTGATTTTGTCTCCCTTGCTTGATCCCGCATTGTTGTTTGCAATGGGCCGTCGAGGGTTTGAGGCTTTCCTGGATCAGCCGAATTAGCTTCGTCCAATCCTTGGTATTGGCGTCGTGCCTTTTGCCAAATCTCCTCCAGCCCGCTTTCCGCTCGTTCCTTTGCTGCTTTGTCACGTTCGGCGCTTAAGGACTTTGCAACTTCGTCCAAGATGTCGTCAAGAGGGGTTTCGGGGAATAGCATGGGAGTATCCTATGGGGGTGAGTTTGTTGGACAAACAAACATACACAAAAGACTAATAACCAATAACCGCATCCAGAGGCTTCCATGCTTTTACAGGTTTCGACATCAGCGATGGCGTTATGGCTGTGATAAGCTTGCCGACTGGAGGAATCATTGTGAGAATGAATGAATCCCATTCATCCGGGGATTTGCTACTGTTCTTTTCCGCCCTCGTTCGTCCTGACGAGAACCGCGAGCGATAGTCCATTTTGGACTCAATCAGCAACAAGCCACCTTTGTATTCAAATTGGATCGCTGTTGCTTGGCTCATGAATGTTGGGGAGTTTGGCAAATGGCATCCCTCCTCCAAATATTCTTTACCTTGCTCATGCAGCCATGCACGGAGATTAAAGTTCCTTCCATCCTGCAACCTTGCGCCGGTGTGAACAGCTGCAACGATTTGGGCAAATGGCCCGTATTTGAGTTGATCTGCGCACGAGCCTCCCGGCCCATCCCGCTCAATCCCAATCATCTCAATCGGCCCGGAAGCCAGCAGCTTTTTCGCTTCCTTTTCAACAATCTTCGCCAGCTGCACACCATCGAGTTTTTCCAACGTTATTGGCTCAAGATTCAAACGACCCCTGCGGCGCCAAATCTTCGTCAGATCGTTTCCCATTCCCGATGCGTCAATTCCAATTCGCCACGGCGTTGTTGGAGGCTGTTGGATTGAGCTTTTCCGTGTATCCATGCAATCCCGAATGAGAGCCCCAGGGATAAAAGCATTCGAGGTCGCCGCGGAATAATCCAACAAGAACTGCGAAGCGAAAACAACCGGGCTTACTTCGCTTTTCTTTTTCAAATACCACGGCTCTTCTTCCGCCGGCAAATCCGGATTGAGCCTTTTCCTCTCATCCTCAGTCCATTGGAAAACAAAAATCTGCTCTTCCGGCAAATGATGTTCGAGTTCGTAGAATTTCGACCCCACCCCACCTTTTGTCGGAACGGTAGAGCCGTAAATGACACAATCCGCGGTTTCCGCCAAAGCGGATTCAACCAGCTCCTGATGTTCAAGTTCCGCGAACTCGTCCGGAAATGCAATTGACGCTCGTCCGCCTCGTCCGATTTGATCCCCGATTTCCCCTCTGATAGTCGAGCCGGTTCGCGGGTTTACCACCACCATGTTTTTGGATACGGAGCGCCAGTCGTCTGGGACAAACAACGCGGGGAGACTGTCAATGAATTTGCGGACTTTCCAAAACAACGAGTCCGGATCACCATCGCCATTGTCAACCTTTTCCTTCTTCTGCGATCCCAGAGTGATAACCGCATCGGGTTGGGTTAGCCAGATGACAGCACTAACAGCTGCATTCAGCCACGACATTCCAGCGCCACGGAACTTTTTACAAAGCCCTCTTTCCCTTTTCATCCATCGAGAATAAACCCAATCGCAATATTCGATTTGGCGTTTGTACAGCACAAAAGGTCGATAGCGGAGTTCGGGATCGGTTTCTCGAGGATCATAAGTGATGCCCCAATCGGAAATCATCTCTGCCCATCGGCCTTGACCGTAGTATTCGAGCAGCTGCGGAATCGCACCTTGGTTTTGTGCAAGTTGCAAAAGATTCTGTTTCCGCAACTGCACCAAGCGAGCGTAGTCTGCTTTTGGATCTTCCCACTTGACTTGTTGGCGGTATTGGAGCAGGCGCATTATTCTGTGCTTCCGCTATCAGAATCCTCCAACTCAATCACACTATATTCCCCGTCTTCGATCTCCTCCATCGACGCCGCAGCAGTTTCCAAATCCTCATAAGTCTTGTGCTGGATGAGATTCAAATACGCTTGTTGGCCTGTGAGCTGCCGACCTTCAGTCTCCGACGAAGCGATTCCCGAAATTCGCACATTCACGTCATGTGCAGGAGCGAAGGGTTTTTGCGGAATCTGATTCATAGGCTCGTGGGAATCCAACATCGGAATTTGCTGCAAGATCAATGCCGCAGACCGATTGCCTTTTGCGACTTCCTCTTCGTAACCGGCAGTGACTGCCAACATGGCTCGGGAAATTCCCCGCATCGTTTCCGGCCCATCTCTGCGAGCGTGGTTTACCATTTGGGTAAGGGAGTCGAAACCGGAGGCGCCTGCAAGATCACAAAACGTCGGCATGTGGCGATTGTCGTACCGCTCCGCCATGTATTCGTCCAGATCGTCAAAGAGATTCTCACGATCTTTACCCACAGCTTCCGCCATTCGTGTTGGAGTCCGACGCCAAACCGGAGTGGTTATTGGCTCAATGTCAGCTTCAAATGCATCTTTGGGAAACTTCATTTCTTTCCCCTTCTCTTAGCTTTGGCCTTTGTTTAAAGCAGTTTCAAAACTCTCCGCATACCCTGCGATCGTTCTTGCCTTGTCTGTGCCGTTCACGATCCGGCGCGCGTTGATGTAGTCTGCTGAGCCTGTGGTGATGTAGTCGTTCAGCCCTTTCCCGGTGAAATCCCCGTCACGCATACCGTAGACGCAGACCGTTGCGCTGACTGCGGGAATGAGCGCACGGTTCCAGTCCTCATGCACCTTGAACTCTTCCCCCATATGCCCATGCTTGTCTTCCTGCTTCTGGTAGTTCGCTTCCCAGGTCAGTTGGACATGCCCTCGCCCGTACCAAGGCGCGTAGCGGGTGCTAGGCCCACCGTATTCCTCTATCGGCTGCATCGTGCGCGCCGTCTCGTGGTACACCGTAGCGAGGACGTAGGCTGTTTGTTGCGTGAGAGGGGCCAGCCCCGCCGCTATGCACGTCGAGCCGATCAGATTGATGCCGTCCACCTGCTGTTGGCTCAGTGCCCCGCTGAACAGGGACTCGCGGATCGAATCGTAGAACGCTGCAGCGTTAAACGTGGGCGGCTGCATGGGCGGTGCCTCGTCACTCGGAGTCCAGACTCCGGCCACGCCGTCAATGATGATCTGCATCATTCCTTTCCCCTGAAGTCCAGTTCCCAGATTAGCCCATCCATCTCCACCATGAAGATTGTTGCTCGGTCGTAGTTCGGCACTACATACTCTTTGCCGTTCACCTCTACGAGTTGCCGGTCGGGAGCCCTGCGGATGAATCGAATCTCGTAGTCTCCAACTTCAACGTACCGGCTACGCACATCGTATCGAGCACCATTCTGGGTGAAACCTAAGGCATCAACCATATCGTATATTTCAAATCGGTTGACTACAGTCCCGTCTACGTACAGGAGGTTGGCGTCGTACTCAATTGTCTTAATTGGCCCGTCTTCGTATTCCGCACAAATTCGGGATTCACCATAGAAGTCTACCCCGAAGGCGAATTGTATGACTGCAGAGTCTACCCACTGCTCTTCCCCTAATCGGTCAAATATGCTGACCCTGCCCAACTCCCTAGTTTGACAGT